CCGCCTGGCCTACTCCGGGTGGCGGGCGGGCCGGAGGCAAAAGCGCGCCCACGCGGCGATGCGTCGCGCGAGCGTGGCCCGGGTGATCTTCGCCAGGACCGATCCCACCCGCACGAGTTCCAGATAGTAGATCTCCGCACAGGCCTGACACCGCGGCTCCGGCGTCTGCGTCGCGGTGACGGCCCCGCACGCGCAGACGTGGCAGCGGCCGACCACGGCGTGCCGCGGCAGCGCGACGACCAGCGGCACGGCGTCCGACCGGCGCGGCCCCACGAGGTGATTCCAGTACCCCACCCCCGGGCTACTCCGGGTGAGCGGCGCGCCACGCATCGTCCACCGCCAGCGAGGACGCATACGCCTCGTTGAACGCGATGATCACGTCCTCGCTCGAGGGCGCCGGGAGGTCGGGGTTCTGTTTCACGAACGCCTCCTTGAAGCCCTGAATCAGCGCCGGGAGCTGCGTGATCGCGAGCGCGACCCATTGCTCGTTCATGATTGCCCCACCATATTCAGAACCGAGTTCAACAGCTGAATGTACGGCATGAGGACCTGGCGCTCCTCCGGCTCGAGCGAGAGGTTGACTTGCTGGAGGCCCGCCTGGACGCCGGCCTTCCAGCCGCCGGGCGAGACGTGCACGGTCTTGATCGCGGCCGTGTGGAAGTCGACGACCTTGCGCGTGGTCGCCGTCGAGAAGAGCGCGGGCGTCGACTTGTTGCCGTCGATCACCACGTCGCGGAAGCGGTCGAGGTTCTTGATCACTTGCGTCCCGTAGAACGCCGCGGTCCCTTGGGGGGTCAGGTTCGGGGGCGCGTGGTTCGCGCAGCCGCCGAGGGTGAGCGCAACCACGAACGCGATACACAGGTGTCTCATCGGGGTCCTTTCAGGGGCTCCACAGGGTCCGGCCACATCCGCTCCATCCCGCACCGGGGACACGTCCAACTCCGCCCCACCGGCCCGCCGGGCGCCAGCGCGCCGTAGCCCTCGGTCATCGGGATCCCGCAGGCAGGGCAGAGACACGTGGCGTCCTTCCAGTTACTTCTCACAGCGGGCTGCCGTCCGGCGACCGCCCGCCGTTCCCGTAGCCCCAGATCCGCGCGGCGGTGTGCCGGACGTTGTCGATGGTGCAGCACGCCGCGTAGCCACGCGCGTTCGCGTCGTCCTCGTTCGGGCGGTCGTGGTCAAACATCAAGGCCGCCTGATCTTCAAAGAACCGGAGCTTGTGCCGGTTGCCCTCGCCTCCGAATTGCCAGAGCGTGTCGACGAGCCGGTCCTGCGTGTCCTTCATCGACCAGGTCGGGACCGTCTGATAGAGCAGTCCGTCGACCTCCGGGCTGATGTCATCCCAGAAGCCGAAGCGGCCGCGCGGTTCCTTGTCCTTGAACCACGACGTCTTCTCGGAACTGAAGTGCAGCCAGCACGACTTCCCCGCCGCGTGCGCGCGCTGGCCGACGTGCTTCGCCACCTGAATCGAGACGTCGCCGGGTTGGTTCCATAAGTCCCATTCCCAGCCGGGCACGAACTCGTCGGCGGCGTCTTCCTGAATCAGCGCATCCATGATCGGATCGACGTAGGCGATCCACTGCGCCGTGCTCATGTTCGCGGGTTGAAAGCATTTCGACCCGAGCATCACCGTCACGTAGGGCAGCCCGTAGTCCTTCATCCGGCGACAGCTCGCGACGAACTGCGCGAGCGACTGCCCGGCGCCGGGCGGCCCGCCGTTACTCGGGTGATTCGGATCGCCCAGCGAATCCGCCACGCTCCGGAGCCCGTGCGTGTAGCCGTTCCGCCCGTTCTGATCGAGCCAGGCGTTCTGCCAGGTCTCGTCGTACCGATCGAAGAACCACGACAGGAACCGCTCCGGGTGGTGCTCCGACGCCCCCGCCACGAACGGCAAGCCCGGCAAGGTGATCCCCCAACAGTCGGCGCGCATGAAGTCGCGCTCCTTGGGCGGCGTCCACGGCAGCCCCCGCGCGTACGAACCGGCTGGCAGCACGAGCGCGGGCCGTGTGTCAGCGTGCGGAAAAGGGCGCACCGCCGGCGTCGGCCAGACGACCGTCCGCTCTGCGGCGCGCTCGAGGCCCGCGCGCCACTCGGCCTGGTGCTGCGCAATGGCGCCGGCAATGCCCTTCGTCTGCGCGGTGTAACAAACGCGGTACATCCACGCGCCGATGCCGCGGAACTGTGCCCCCGCGAGCGTGTAGTCCGCCCGGAGCTCCGCCTCGAGCGCCATGCCCGCCGCGTCGCCGCCAATCTCTTCGTAACTCCGCAATTCAGGCATAGGACCCTTTTAGACTTGCACTGGCAGGAACCCGAGAATCCGCGTCAGCCAACCGACGAGGTTCGTCACTTGCGTGGGATCCGCCGCGACCAGCCGCGCGATGCGGATGGCGCGCTCGACGACGTAGCGCCGCTGGAGCCGCGGCCCGTTCTGCACCTTCACCGCTTCGATCGTCTTCGGCCCGGCCACCCCGTCCATGTCCATGCCGAGCACCCACTGCAGGCGCTTCATCGCGGCCCCGGCCCCGGACATCACGGCATCGTCCACCACCGCCGCGAAGAGCTCGTCCTGCAGATACCCGCGCAGCGGTTGAAACGGCGCGAGGTAGTAGCCGATCAGAATCTCCCGCGCCTGGGCTTTCGTCGGCGGCCCGGGTCGCCAGGCCTCCGGGTGCGCGCGTTCGGAGATCCCCCACGCCGTGCGGCCGCCTTTGTCGCCGAGCGTCAGGTACGGCGGCTTCCCCGGCCCTTCCCGCTCGAGGATGCCGTCCAGGATCGCGGTGGTGTTCATTTCGTCGGCGCGTCATCGCGTTTGGCGAACTCCGCGCGCACGGCCCGGACGATCGCGTCGGATAACTCCGCCTCGTTCCGTTGCCGTTCGATGCCGAGCGCCGCCAGTTTGAGGTTCACGTGGTTCGCCTCTTTGTAGGCCGCGCCGGCCGCTTCCTTCGTCGCGGCCACATCGGCCGCGAGGTGCGTGATGCTCGTCTGGACGTCGTTCGCCTTCGTTAACGCCATCACCTTAAGGTCGGTGCCGACTTCGGTCGTGTGCTCCGCGAGCACCCGCGCGGTTTCGACCGCTTGCGCCGCGAGGTCGGCGCGGTCCTGCTGCAGTTTGGCGGCGATGTCTGCCGTATGCGCCGCCAGCTTCGTGGCGGTATTGGCGGCGGCGTCGCGGCTTTCGGCCGCGGTCGCGGCGATTTCCTTCGCGGCGTACTCCCGATCTTCCTTGAGCCACTGGCGCGTCCGGCCGTCGCGGAGGAACGTGAACAGGAGGCCGACGATGACGCCGAGGAACGTGACAACCTGCGCGATCGCCGCGGCGATCAGCATGTTGCTCGAGAGCGGGATCGCGGGGGCGGCTGGGTCCATAGGGGCTCTCTACTCTTTAGTACGAGCCCCGCGCCGCTCGCTGTTCACTTTGGGACGGTCTACAACGTGCCCGCTTTCGTCCGTACTGCTGCAATCGCCTGTGCGGGCGTGATGGCCCCGAGCGGCACCGGCAACCCCGCGCGGATGACGTTCAACTGATCGATGAGGGCTAGCGCCAGTGCCTTCATGGCGATCGGCCAGTTGTCGATCTCCCGCTGGGCGTCCGCCTCCCGCATGGCGATCACCTCGGCGGCCGTCGGGACGGCGCCGAGTTGCGCGACATTCCAGATCGGGAACGTCGGCGTCGAGCCGTCGATCTCGTCGCCCGCCACCACGTAATCGACGAGCGCCGCGCCGGTTTTCCCCCGCGCGGCCAGGAAGGTTTGAATGGCTTTGTTCGTCATACGAAATAGAACCCTGACGCCCGAATCGTTTTCCCGCTTAAATTCGCGTTGGTGAGGGCCACCGCGGCGAGACTGAAGAACGCGATCGTCGTGCCGGCGCCGGCGATGAAGTTCAACATGCCCGCGCCGTAGTCGGAATACGTCGTCACGAGTGAGTATTGCTGGCCGCCCCCACCGCCGGAGGTGAAGGGTAAGCCGCCGAGCGTCGCCGTTGCCCCGCTGGCCGTCGCGGGATACGTGATCCCGAACACCACGTACACCACGCGGCCGATCTTCGTGTAGAGCGCGGGCCAGTTGCTCGTCAGCGACAACGACGCGCCGCTGCTGTCGATCGGCGTCCACGTCCCCTCTTCGTAGTCGTCCAGCACGTTGGCGCCCGCCGAGGGCACCTGCGTCGCGGGGAACGAGAGATTGCCTACTACGCCACCGGGCCAATTCGCCAGCGCGAAGGCCGTCGTCGCGAGCTGTGTCGTGTTCGTGCCGACCGCCGCCGTCGGGGCAGCCGGCGTGCCCGTCAACGTCGGCGACGCGAGGGGCGCCTTCGCGTCCAGGCTGGCCGACGAGCCCAGGACGCGCCAGCGAGCCGTCACCGAATCGTATTCGAGCACCGCGTAGCCGGTGCCGGCCGCGAGCGTGAGCGCCGCCGCCGTGCCCGTGATGAGCCGGTTCGCCGCGGTCGAGTTCGCATCCTGATCGTTGAGGACGACGGTGCCGGCGCCGACCGAGACGACCAGGAGCATTTTTCCCGGCTTGAGCGGCGCCGCCGGCGCGAGCAACCCGCGCAGCGTAATCGTCGTGGCGTTGTTGCAGCGGAGGATGTCGGCTTCGCTGTACGCCAGGTTGTCCTGGTTGCCCGTCGCCGTCGTCGTGGACTCGGCCCAGCGGCTGTCCATCGGGTCGAGCAGCACCGTCTTGACGATGTTCTTCGTCCAGACCGTGCCGACGGTATTCGACCCATCGTCGTCGGTTAACAGGTTGTAGTTCGTGCGGTCAATCGCCATGCAGGGGTGTCCTTCTTAAGCCGAGGCGGCCAGCAACTTCCGCAAGAGATCGTCCAGGCTGAACCGCGTCGAGCTCGCCGTCACCGTGAACTTCGGCGCCGTGCCCGGCGCGGTGCCGAGTTCCGTGATGGTCACGTCCTGGATCACCAGGTCGACCGGGCCGATCGGCGGCGTCGTGGTGGCGACGTGGACCGTCTTCCCGCTCTTCGTCTTCACGTCGCGCGTCGCATAGGTGACGGTCACGATCGGTGTGGAGAAGAGCTGGAGGTTCGCGTCACAGAGTGCGGTGAGCGAGGCTTCCCCGCGGCGTTCGTCGACGATCACCGGGCCTTCGTAGATGCCGTCGGCCGGCGTGACGCCGTTCGCGGCATCGACGGCGGCTTGCGTCGCCTGCGCGGCGAGATCGTCGCGCTGCACCCAGATCGAGACGGGGGTGCCGTTGAGCGCCGCCAGCGTTAAGCCGGTGACGCCAATCAGTGCTGGCGACTGCGTGACGACGCTGTTGTACGGAATGGTCGTCGTGATGGCCCCGGCGCCGCTCGTCGGGATGCCGGTCAAACTGTTGCCGCTGATGCCGGTATACCGCAATACCTGCGAGCCAACGAGCACCCATCCGCCGCCGCTCGCGAACGCGCCGACACCCGCCGTCACGAGTGCCGACGTGCCCGCGTTCACCTGCCCGAACGGCTGCGGAAGGAGTGACGTATCCGCCGTCGGGGCGTTCGCGCCGAGCGAGCCGTCGGCCGTCGCATCGGTGACACCTGACGTCGTCGTGTTGTCGGACACCGTCTGCTGGAGCTTCAACTGCGAGCCGTTCACCGCCGTCCGATAGATCTTGCGCGCGGTCGTGCCGGTCGGGCCGAGCGGCAACACCGGAATAGCGACTTGATTTTTGACGCCGGTTGCCGTGTTGATGTTCGTCAGTGCGGCGCCGCGCGAGCCGTCCGCCAGATTGTCTGTAATGACCGTCGTGGTGTTATCGGCAATCGTTGCAACGAGCGCCCACGGCCCGGCCGCGGCGAAGGCTGACGAGATCGATCCGATGCTGCGGTAAATCTTGCGGCCGGTGACGGTTGGATCAGCCGAGATCGGAATACCGCTCAACGCAAATGCGTTGTTGCTCGCGGACGTGAATCCCGGATTGATTTCATTAAACGATTCTGTCTCGCCAACGGCCGTCGTGTACGTCACGCGGTACCCGTACCATTTGCCAACCACGAGCCCGCCGCCGAGTTGCGGACTCTTGAACAGCGCAGTTGTCGGCGGCGCAACGGTAAACGTGCCGGTCGTGATCGATGCAAGCGGGCTCGGCAGCGTCTCGCCCGACGCGGTAACGTCGGTGTTCGCGTACTGATACACGCCGGTGCCGAGCCCGGCGCCGTTTGCGAGGGCGACTGTTGGCGCGGTGCTCGGCTGCACACCGGGGCCGACGAGCGATCCGCCGCCGCCGATCATCGTGCCGGTGTAATCAACGATCTGCGACTGCGCGCCGTCCGGGGTCGTGCCGACGATCGCTTTGCCGCCGGCCGGATTGAACATCACTGCATCGGCGATTGGGATCTTCGTTTCACCGGCGGCGACGTCGGCGCGCGTTTTCTCGCCATGCCCCTTCCCGTACACGCGCGTCCTGAGCTGAGACACGTCGCGGGTCATCGTAATCGGCGGATCGTTCAGGAACAGTCCTGGCGTATCGTTGATCGCATCGGGCGGATCGGTCGTGTCCGTGAGAAAGAGATACGCGTCCAGATCCTCGACTTTGCAGTACCCGCCGATCGCCTTCGCCAGCCGCGCGAGGGCCGTAATCCAATCTTCCGTGCCGTCAAAGATGATCGACACCGCTGGGAGACCCGCGGCGATATTCGTCGTCGAGAATGCCGGCGCGTAGCCGCTCACGAGCGCCTGGGCAATCGTCGTGGCGGAGACGCTGACGTACGTCCCGAACGGCCGGCGCCGGTTGGCCCGCGCGGTCGTATCAATGGCCGTGCTGGGCCAGACGCGTTGTGCCGGCAGGCCTTCGTAACTGAGCCCGACCGTCTGGAGGTTCCCCGCGAAGAGGAGCCGCGGTGTATCGCTGTTGACCGTGATGCGGAGACTTTGCTCGACGGTGGGCGGCGTCGCGTCATCGATCGTCAGCGTGGCGGTGTTCGGCGCGTCGTTCAAGAGGTCGTGAATCGTCAGGCCCGCGATGCGCACCTGGGCGGCCACGCCGGCCAGGAGAATCGACACGTGGGCGATCCGGAGCGTGACGAGGGACGCGGGCTCGTAGCCCAGGCGGAAGTTACCGAGCCGCGCCGTGCCGAGGACCGCGGGCTGGGTCGGCATCAGCGTTTCGCGCCCGCGCTAAACGTCCGCATGATCTCGGCGGCCACCTTCTGCGCGACTTCGGCTGCGGTGCCATTGACGTTGATGTAGTTGTTGACGACGGTCCCGCCACTATTGGGCGTGATGAAACCGCTGGCGCCTGGCGTATAGAGTTCCGGGCCCTGTTCCCCGACCAGGTACGAGGCCCCCGCCGTCACCGGGCCGCCACTCGCGCGCGCGCCGCCGGACGTGCCATATCCCGCCAGCGCCCCCGACGTGGTGATGTAGCCCTTGTTGTCGATATACCCGTAATCACTCAACTGCTGTTGGGTGAGCTTGCCGTGGATACCAACCGGCTGCGCGCTCCCGGCCAGCGCGAAGCTCGCGGCGGCAGCTGCCTTCTGCGCGGCGGCGACGGTTTGGATCGCCCCGAGTGCCTTGTTCGCGTTCGTCACGAACCCCGTCCCGAACTCGTCGGCCGCACGCTGGGCCGCGTCTGCCGTGTCCCGATACGCTTGGATCGTCCCGTCCTTCCACTCCCCCACGTGCGCGAGGGCCGATTGGTACGTGGCCTGCGCCTTGTCGGCGATCTGCTGGAGGCCGTATTGCGTCTCGGTGCTTGCGGTCTTCGTCAGGGCCGCCGTGTCGACCGACAGGCCATTGATCGCCGCACTCCATCTGGCCGCGAAGGCGGTCCAGAACGCCACTTGGTCTTCCGCCGAGACCTTGCCCTCGTCGATGAGCTTCTGTTCCGCCGCAGCGGCCTTCTCGAATCCGGCGTTCAGGTTGGCGAACGCCTGATCCATCTCTGTACCCGAGAGCTTGACGATTTCGGCATTGAAATCCGCCCACAGCGCAGTCACGATCGCCACGTTGGCGGCGTGATTCTTCAGCGTCTGGTCCTCGTCCTTGAACATCGCCATCAACGCGCGGCCCTGCGTGTCGGTCAACCCGTACTCGGTCTGGATCGCCTTCATCGACACGCCGGCGGCGGTGAGTTCCCGGATGTAGTCAATGAGGCTACCGTCCATGCCGTCGACCGTCGTCTGGAAACTCGTACCGGCCGAGTTGATCTGCTCCTGGGCATCGGCCCAGAGCTTCGCGAACGCGGCGCCCTTCTCGAGTTCCGCGGTGTACTTGGCGAACTGCACCGCGTTGACGCCAATCCCGGCGGCGTTCTTCGCGTTGAGCGCGCCGATCTCCTTCAGGTGTTCCAGGTTCTTGATCTGGCCGGCGTCCAACGCGACTGCTGCATCGGCCTCCAGCGCCGCCATGAACCGTTCGGCCGACGTGCGCGTGTCGACCGCGGCCTTGACGTCGTCGTGCGCCCCGGCCGCCTTCTTCGAGGTGGCCGCGTTCTCCTCGGTCTTTTTGTTCAAATCGTCGAGGAGCTTCGCAAGGTTCGTCGTGACGGTGCCGAACCCCGCCGACGACAACGCCGCATCCTTCGTCATGGCCCAGAAGATCGCCCACTTCCCGGCGCCCCTGTCGGCCGCGTCGTTCAACACGTTGAAGCCCTGCGCGACCGGGCCGATCATATTGGCCGCGATCGAGGACAGGTTCTTTTCGGCGCGGGCGATCGATTCCCCGAAGGCATCCATCGCGTCCACGGACTCCGTACTCGCGACGTGATTGAGCTCTTCCCACGTCGCGAGCGCGCCTTTGATCCCTTCGGAGGCCCCAGCCATCGCGGCGCCCAGCTTGCCGTTGAAGAGGTCGGCCGCGGCCGTGTCCCGCAGCCCGCCCTGCAGCGTAGCGAGCCCGGCCTCGATCTTGAGGAACAGTTCCTTGCCCTGCAGGCCGTCCACGTCTTTGAGCGACAGGCCCATCAGGTGCAGGCCAGTCGCGACCGATTCATCCCCGCCGGCGATGCCGCGCGAGAGTTTGAACAGCCCTTTGCCTAGTGTGTCCGCATCGACCCCAAATTCAGACATACCGCCCGCGAGCAGCTGCAACTCCTCCACGTTGATGTGCGTTTGCTGCCCGAGGTCTTTGAGGGCCGACGCGGAGTCGATGATGTTCCGGACAAAGGACACTGCGGCGCCCACCGAGAACGCGAGCCCGAAGGCAGCCGCGAGACTCTGCGCGCCGGACTTCAAGTCGTCGACTGCGGCCGCGACAGACTTCGAGGTGCCCTCGATCTTGCCGAGCGACCCGTTTGCCTTCTCTGCCTCGGCCACGAACTGATTGAAGTCCGCCTCGAATTTGGCAGCGATGGCCATCTACGTGACCCCGTCCGGCTTCTCGTTCAGCATCTCGATCAATACCTCGTAGTCATCCACGTCTAGTTCACGGACCCACTCGACGCGCCAACCGCAGCGGAGGGCAAGGGCGAGATCGCTGCGGACTCGATCGCGCCAGCCGTCCCGTTTTTTTCGGCCGCCCGTTCGTCGGCCATCGCGCGCTCATGCGCGTCGATCGCGGTCCTGATTTCCTCGAAGGACTCGGGGTCGATGGAGTTCAGCGCGGCCTCGACCTCGTCGGCGGACTTCCCGCGAATCTCGATCACCTGATCGTCCAGGCCGATGAGGGACCAGTCGACCAGGAAGGCGAGAACGCGGTCCATCCCGAGGAGGCGCAGATTGACGCGCGACCCGACGACGTCCGCTTGATATCGACGCGCGAACGCTTCCTGTTGCTCGCCGTGGTTCAGGCGCTTTTTGACGAGGAGCCAGTCCCCGTTGGAGATGGTGAGTCGTTTGGTTTCAGGTCGGACGACACGCGAGGCCATACATTTGACTCGTCTCCCCTCATTGCAGCGGGTTGCCCAAGATCGCCCGGAGTTCGCTCGTTCCCACGGTCACGTCGACCAGTTCCCAGCACCAGCGCCCGCGGTCCCGCGGCGCTGTAAAGAGCAGTTCCTTCAACTTCGCGGCTTGCTCGACTTGCCACCGATCGCGGGAGGCAAGCGTGGCCGTGAGTTGCCAGCCCCCTACCGCCTTCGTGATGCGCCAGGTCGTCAAGGTGGCGACCGGCCGATACCCCCAGACGAGCGACGCGGGCCCCGCCGCGCCGCCCCCGTTAATCGTGAGGGCCTCGAACAGGGGTCGGCGTTCTACGGCGTGATCCACGTGCCGGCCGCTTTGAAGCTGCCCGACAGCTTCGGGGCGCCTTTCACGGTGCAGTCGATGTCGGCGTCCATGTAGGCCAGCCCGCCGAAGAGGAACGTCGCCTCCGTCGAGTTTGGGGCGAGCTCGAGATACCCGGGCACCGTCGCCTTACTCGCGGCGACGAGGACCGTGCTGGCCGAGTTCCAGAACCCGGTGAGCGAGCCGCTGATGTCCATCATGCCCGGCACGTACACCTTGTTCGTGTCGCCGAAACAGGTGACGTCCTCGTACTCCTGCTTCAGACTCAGCTTCCAGCCGTTCATGCTGATCACGGTCAGCGGCACTGCCGGCGAGGGCAGACCCGTCGCGTCCCACTTCACCGTTCCGTAGCGTCCCGTCAGAATCGCCATACCTCACACCCTTTCGATCGACTCGTTTACGTCACTGAGAATTGGACCCGATAGTTCCCGCCCCGCCGATACCAGCGGAGCACGGGATCGACGTCGTCGACCTCCGTCAGCCGCACGCGCGACTCGCGATAGGTCGTCATCCACGTGTAGCCGGTCACGCCGGTGACGGGTGACCCGGGCGCCAGAATGGGCGAATCCTCGAGCAGCACATCGATCCGCGCCGCCGCCGCTTTGATGTTGCCGCCCGCCGTCGAGAGCATCCGGGCTTCGATGAGATACAGCGCATCCTCATATGCCCGTCCACCAAACCGCGGCTCGTCGACCTCGTCCACCAGGCTCACGATCACAAAGCGCGTCGCGCCGGGCGGCGCTTCGTCGACGTACACGCCGTTCGGACACAGCGTCAGGAGCGTCGTGTCGGCGCCGAGCTTGGCGACGATCGCCGCGTCGATGTCCGAGGAGTCGTGGCTCATTCACCGGCCACCGACGTGGCCCCGCGGCGGAGCATCATCGTTTTGATGCGGTCGACGACCGCCCGCTTCCCCTTCGCGACGGTCCTTGTGAAGATGTGTGTCGGTGGCGTCTTGCCCCACATGGCGCCCGTCTTGTGATCCTTGCCGCCTTTCGTCACGTAGTGCCGCGCCTGCGAACCGTTGTCGAACAGCCACGCGAGCGGCGACCCGCTCTTCAGCACCAGCCCCGTCGTGAACTGCCCGGCCACCTTGAGCGCCGAGATCGTCAGCCGCTTCTGGAGCGTGCCCGTCTTGCGGTGCGCTCCGTAGACGGCACTGATCACGACGTACGCGGCATTGACCTCGCCTTCGATGATGTGATGCGCCTCGACGGCACACGCCTCGGGCAGGGTGCGCAACGCCTCGCGATACTCCGCCATCCCGTCCCACACGACGAAGGCCTTGCCCATACGCCCCTCCCTTACGCCGCCGGGGTATTCGCGATGACCGCGGCCGCGAGGGCGTCGCCGCTCGTCTTCAGCGAGTCGGTCAGCGCCTGCAGCTTCGCCGGGTCGGTGCCCGCTGCGGCAATGCGCGCCGCGATGCCGTTGATGAGCACGAGCGCCGCGTTTTCCGCGTCGGTATTCGCCGAGACTTGCGTGGTCAGGGTTGCGAGTTCATCAGCCATGAGTGTCTCCAGCGCCTGGATGGCGCCTAACTGTTTCAGGATCCGATCGAGTTTGTGATTCACGTCGTCGTCGCCGTGGAGATAGATATGCACGTCCATTTACGACACGACCTCCGAGACGAGGGCCACGGTTTCGACGCCCGCGCCTTCCGTGTCATCGACGTCAAGGACGTTGCCGGTGTGGACCTCGCCGGATCGGTCCGTCCACACGATGCGCGTCTGCGTCGTGATCCCTGCGTGGTAGCGCCCCGTGAAGATGTACGACGCGTGTGCGGTGATCGTCGCGGCGAAGTGCCGCTCGGCCGCCCGAACGCTGGCGACCTCGATCGCGAACCGCCACTCGGCGGGATTGAGCGGCGCATACGTCTGGGTGAAGCCGCCGTCGCCGTCCGGGGCCGGGGCGCCCGGGTTCGAGAGGGTTCCGACTTGGCGGAGGTCGCCGAGGACGAGGGTTACAGCCACGGGGTCACCAGCGCGGGCGTGGCCCGGAGCACCTGGGACGGCAGCGCCGAATACTTGAAGCCGTCCAGCATCATCTGGACCCCATACGGGAGCTCGAGCACCTGGCCGCGCCGGGCTTCATGGACCGCCGTCCGGAACGTGTCGAAGTGGCCGACGAGATAGCAGAGGACGCCGCGCGCGAGTGCCGGCATGTCGTCCGGCGTATCCCCATAGCCGCACGTGTACCGGATGCGCACGGCGCCCGTTTCGGATCGCCCGATCGGCCAGACCTGGCCGGCGATCGGTTCGACGACGCCCCGCTGCGCGTACGCGCCGGCCGGTGCCGAGATCCGGAAGAGGTCAACTGGCGGCGACGCGCCATCGTCGAACGACTGGAGCACGCCGGCGGCGTCGACGTACGAGACACTGACGACGGATTGCAAGGGTGGATGCGGGAGTTCGATGCGCGCGTCAATACCGCTCGCGCCGACGAACGGGAAGGCATCGAGCCACGCCTCACGCGTGGCGGTCAACAGTTGTCGACCGGTCTGCGATTCAAAGTACGAGGCCGCGGCGTTGATGTAGACGGCGATCAAGGCATCGTCCGCCGTGCCGAGCGCGCGAATGTGCAGCTTGGCGTACGCGAGCGTGAGCGCCGAGACCGGCGGGGAGGCGTCCGCGACGGAACTGATCAGCGTGTCCGTGATCGCGAGTGATGGCGTGCTCATGCCACCGCCTCGGTCTTCGGGCGGCACTCGTAGGTCACCGTCTCGTTCCAGACCAGCGCCCCGGGCGGATAGTGCGCGAGGGTCGAGACGCAGAAATCAAAGTCGCCTTCGTAGCGAAGGCCCCAGGTGCCGAGCTTGGCGGGATCATTCGGCGTCACGAACTGCGGCCCGCCGTGATTGCCACAGCGCACGGCCGGGTCCGTCCAGATCGTGCTCCCGCCGATCGTGATCATTTTGAACATCAGCGGCCGGTCGGGATGCGCCGCGCACGCCAGCCGCATGGCCGCGAAGGCGCCGGGGAGGAACACATCGTCATCGTCCAGGAACACGAGGTGTGTGCCGGTCGCGTGCGCCATCGCTGCCTGGCGTTCGCGCTGGCCCCAGTCGCCGAACGGCCCGGCCTCGAGGAAGCGATAGCCGAACGTGTCCGCCACGTCGTGAATGGCGGCCCCCGCGCCGACGACCAGGACTTCATCGCCCGCCGTCAGGAGCACGGCATCCGGCGGCGCCAACGGTTGATCGGCGAGCGACTGGAGCGCGCGCGCCAGCGTCGGCCGTCCACTCGTCGCGACAATGACCGAGAAGCGCGGCGTCATGCGAGGGCCTTGACGAGCGCGGGATACGCCGCCAGTCGGAAGATGAACGACAACTCGTCGACGTGCTGCCAGCGGACCCCCCGCTCCATCAGCGAGCCAATCAGCCGCCAGTCCCACGCGAACTCGTCGAACTCCAGATCCTCGTCGCGCAGCACCAGGCGCCGGAACAGCGGTTGCCCGAGGTCGATCCGCGCGCCGGCCGGCGGCGCCCACCGCAATTCTTTACGCCCGGCGTACTGGCACGAGCTGTAGACGAACCCGAGGCCGGGGTCGAGGTCGAGCGCGCGGACGAGCGGAGCCAAATGCCCGGGCAGGTAGGCGTTATCGTCGCTCAGGAAGCACACGTAGTCGCCGACGGCCGCGCGCAGACCCGTGCGCGCCGGCGAGCGACCCCAGTTATTCGTGCGCCGCGACAGGTTGAGATGCCGCACGCGCGGCCCGGCGTGTTCCACCAGCCGCGCAATGGCCGCCAGGACGGGCGGCGGCGGTGCGTCCGAGACGACGATCTGCTCAAGGTCCGTGAACTCGCTGTGTCCGACCGCGCGCAGGCAGCGGGCCAGGCAGTCGACCCGGTCGTACACCGTGGTGATAATGCTGACCTTCGGCGTCATGCGGCCACCGCCGATCCCACTGTGGTGAGCACAGTCTGCAGTCGAGCCGCGTAGGTGTGGCCGGCCAGCCGTGCTGCACACTGCGCCTGAACGTCTGCCGCGGTCGCCGGGTGCGCCAAGAAGTAATCCACGTGCGCCAGGCACTCCCCGACCGAGCGGAACGTCGGGAGCTCCGGGACCAGCGTCTCGATCTCCGGGCGCCATTCGCTGACGACCAGCGCCCCGCAAGCGAGCGCCTCATAGATCCGCGGGTTCAGGGACGTCGCCGGGAGGTGCTCGCGGTTGTAGTGGTGCGTCTCGCGAAACACGTTCAGCACGATCCGCGTCTGCCGATAGAGGGCCGTCGCCGCGCCAGGGTTCAGGTTGCGCGCGAGGCACAGCCCGTTGACGGCCGCGTCCGCCCATGCCCCGCCGACGACGTACGAGAGCCGGCCGGCGTTCGCGAGGGCCGCGAGATACCGTTCGCGGGTCGCGTTGCCGCCGCCGATGAACCCGACATCGCGGGTCCGCGGGTCGGTGCCGGGATAGTGGACGCGCGGGTCGTAACAGACCGGCAGGTACGACGCGTGCGGATGCCGGGCCAGCGTTGCCGGGTCGTTGACGAAGACGTACGAGAACAGCCGCGACGTCTGCGCCGTGTCGTCGACCTCATAGGGTTCATCGAGGAGCCAGACGGCCGACTGCGGCGCCTTGAAGGTCGAGTGCCAGCGGGCGAACTTGCGGCCGTGCACCACGAAGAGCAGGTCCGGCCGGAACGCGTGCACTTGCTCGAGCAGGTCGGGCGCGCTCCAGTCGGCGTGCGCGTAGTCGACGCCGAGCGCCTCCGCCGCGTGCAGGAGCCCTTGCGTGAACACGTCCCCGCACGAGAGGAACTGATAGTCGACGCCGAAGATGCGCGGCGTCATGCGGCACGCTCCAGGCGCGCGAGTTCGTCCGCGAGCGGTGTGCAGGGGAACGTCTTGAGGACCGTCCGCCGCGAGCAGTTGATCACCGGCACGCCGATCGCGGCCAGCGGCTCCACCAGACTCGGGAACGCCTCGAGCATGGCGCCGTAGGGCGACGGCTGCCGGTCCGGGTGATCCCCGTGCCAGTGCGTGCGCCCGTCGGAGGAGGGCGCCATGTCGTAGCCGAGCAGCAGGATCCGCGCGGCGCCGAGATGCACGGCCAGGTTGATCGCTTGGTAGCCGCTGTTCTTGCCGGTCCGCAGCCCGGTCGGGTCGAGCTCCAGCCCGAGCGGGCCCGTGTTGGCGAGCACGTCGACGCCGGGCCATTTCGCGGCCGCCGGATCAATCGAATACTTTGGGTTGGTGAAGGTTGGCACGCCAGAGTGCCAGGCCCACCATTTCCCGTCGCAGGCATACAGGACATCAGCCCACGGCGCGAGCAGGCACGCGGTGTTGATGGCGATCACCCGGGTGTGTCCCTGCGCCGAGACAACGTCCTCGGGCGTGAGGCTCGGCCCGCCGCCGAGCAGCACGAACGTCTCGCCGGGCCAGCGCTTCGGGACCGTCGGCATCAGCGGTAGTCCCGGCCCGGTTCGCCGCGTTCGCCCTTGGCGCCGCGGTCCCCGGGGGCCCCGGCCTTGCCCTCGCGCCCGTCCCGTCCGGCCTTGACGGCGAGCCGCCACTTCGTCGCGCCGTCGCCGGGCTTCTCACTGGTCGCGTCTTGCGCAATCCACCACGAGCCGGCATACGTGACGCCGTCGCCCTTCTCGTACAGGCGGCTCGGCTGGTAGACGCCCCGGTCGAGCACGGACGGCGCCTTGAACACCCCCGAGAGCGGCGTGCCGTCGGCCCGGACCAGTCGCCAGGAGCGCTCGTCGACTTGTTGCAGGCTGGCGCCCTCGAGCGTGCCGTCGCAGCCGGCGGCGCCGTCGAGGCCCTTCTCGCCGCGGTCGCCGGGCGCGCCGTCCCGGCCGGGCACCCCCGGCACGCCGGGTTGGCCGTCTCGGCCGTCTGCCCCATCGCGGCCGTTCACGCCGTCGGCCCCTTTGGCGCCCGGTTCTCCCGCGGCCCCAGGCGCGCCCCGTTCGCCGGGCGGGCCAGGGATCGCCGCGCGCGCTT